CGAATGCCATCTTCTACATCATTTAGTAACTTACCAACACTGTCGGTGCCTAATCCAATCTCAGTTCTAAATGTCGTTAGTCTTGAGTTAGTGATCGAAAGAGTACCAGCGGAGTCTAGAATATCGGCACGAATGCCATCTTCTACATCATTCAACAGTTTACCAACACTATCATCGCCAAACCCGAGTTCAGTTTTGAAAGTTGTCAATCGTGAGTTAGTGATCGAAAGAGTACCAGCGGAGTCTAGAATATCGGCACGTATACCGTCTTCTACATCGTTTAATAACTTACCAACACTATCATCGCCTAATCCAATCTCAGTCCTAAATTCAGTTAGTCTAGAATTAGTGATCGAAAGTGTCCCGGCTGAATCTAGAATGTCCGAACGAATGCCATCTTCTACATCATTTAGTAACTTACCAACACTGTCGGTGCCTAATCCAATCTCAGTTCTAAATGTCGTTAGTCTAGAATTAGTGATCGACAGTATATCGGAATCAGATTTAATATCAGATCGGATACCGCTTTCTACCACGTTTAAAAGAGTTGTGATGTCACTTCCTTCACCTAGACCGATCTCAGTTCTAAATCCTGTCAGTCGTGAATTTGTAATCGAAAGAGCACCAGCAGAATCTAACATCTCTCCGCGCAGTTCTTCTTTCACTGCATTGGTTGCTGCAACAAGTCCGGCACTATCTACTCGATCCAATGATTGATCAAATGTAGTAATCTTAGAGTCAACGATTGACGTTATATCTGAATCACTTCGGATCTCAGATCGTAACGCATCCTCTACAGTACTAATCGCAGAAACTACAGTTCCTGAATCTGCTTTGCTTTCAAGTGACTGAGTCAATGTAGTGACATCACCGGCAAGAGCAAACAATTCATCGGAGTTCTGACCTACCAGTGCATAGAGGTCATTGGTTGTGTTAGATAGGATTGACACGACCAAGTCAGAATCAATACCTTCTTGTAGTGCGGCATCTAGTTCCACTACACGTGAAGAGATAACTTGCAAATCACTATCTGTCTGAATGATGAGTGTTGCCATGCTGTCCATAGCAAGACCATTCGCAATAATATCTGCACGAAGGTCACTGTCATTAATGGTGTTCAATTCAACTTCTAATCGTGTAACATCTGCTGATAGTAACGTTAACGTGTCACTGTCTTGATCTATACGTGAAACTAGTTCACTTCGAGCAGTAGCTTCTGCATCAATACGTACACCTAAATCAGAATCTATTTGATCTAATGTTGCACCTAAGTCTGTAACGTCTTGAGATACAATAGAAAGTGATGCACTGTCTTGGTCAATTCTAGTCTCTAGTAATCCTCGAGCAGTACCTTCCGCATCAATACGGGCACCTAAGTCAGAATCTATTTGATCTAGACTTACATTTAGATCGGTGACATCTTGGGATACAATAGAAAGTGATGCACTGTCTTGGTCAATTCTAGTCTCTAGTGATTGTCGAGCAGTAGATTCTGCATCAATTCTAATACCTAGATCGGAGTCAATTTGATTTAGATTGACTCCTAAGTCTGTAACGTCTTGAGATAAGATTGAGAGTGTCGCACTGTCTTGGGCAATACGAGTAACTAGTTCTTGACGTGCTGTTGTTTCTGCATCAATTCTAATACCTAGATCGGAGTCAATTTGGGATAGTGTAGCATCTAGTTCGGTTAATTTACCAGCTTCAATTAATAGATCACTATCTGTCGCATTAATTCTAGTAGTTAATGCATCACGTGCAGTCGCACCAGCAGATAGTTGTGAACGTAGATCTGAATCAATCACGTCCAGTTTAGATTCTAGTGAAGTGACATCTGAAGATAGAATAGAAAGACCATTGCTGTCTGCATCTACACGAGTGGTCAGTGCTGAGATCGCACCGGCGTTTGCCGCAACTGCACCAGCGTTGTCGAAGATGTCTGCTAATAAGTCACTATCAATTTCACCGAGAGATGCGTTCAATGATGTGATGGATTCACTTAATACACTTACTGATGAATCAGTTGCTTCAATGAGTGTGGTTAATTCAGTTTTTGCATCTGCAACTGCGATACCTATATCTGTTGCCGTTTGTACTTCTAATGCAGTAACGTCAGACGCTATTGAAGTAAGAGATGAATCGGTCGCATCTATACGAGTGGTTAGACCGGACGTTGCAGTAGATACTGCTTCTCCAATGTCTGTTGAGGTTTGTACTTCTAATGCAGTAACATCAGACGCCAATGAGGTGAGTGATGAGTCAGTTGCATTGATAAGAGTAGTTAATGAACTTGTTGCGGCTGCTACTGCTTCACCAATATCTGTTGCCGTTTTTACTTCTAATGCAGTAACATCGGATGCTAAGGAGGTGAGTGATGAGTCAGTTGCATCTATACGAGTGGTTAGACCGGACGTTGCAGTAGATACTGCTTCTCCAATGTCGGTCGATGTCTGTACCTCTAGTTCTGTAACATCGGATGCCAATGCAGTAAGAGAGGAATCGGTAGCAACAATCATCGCAGTTAATGAACTTGTTGCGGATGCTACTGCTGTACCTATGTCTGTTGCCGTTTTTACTTCTAATTCTATGACATCTGATGCTAAGGAGGTTAACGAAGAATCGGTTGCGACAATCATCGCAGTTAATGAACTTGTTGCGGATGCTACTGCTGTACCTATGTCAGCTTCAACCTGAACTTCTAAGGTGGTCACATCGGATGCTAGTGCAGTGATAGATGAATCATTCTCAACAATCATTGCAGTCAGAGTACTGTTCGCTGCAGCGATGTTATTATTCAGTTCTACTCGAAGGTCTACAATATCTTGAGAAAGGACAGTTATATCAATACCGTTATCGTCGATATAGTCTATTATAGTCGAACGTGCATCTGCCGCGGCATCAATGTCACTGTCGATAATAGATTCAAGAGCATCCAATTGAGATAGAATAGATGTGATATTTGTTTCGTTGACAACAACTCTAGGTTCAAGGTTTCCATTGATATCACCATTACCTATGGCATCAGATAGTGCAGAGTCGATTAGAAGTGACAGGTCACTAATAGTAATACCACTACCACCACCACTACCACCACCTGTAAGTTGGAGTAGATTATAGAGTTCAATGAAGTTGTCATTTATTTTATCACCAGCAGTTCTAAGAGAGTCACCACTCTTACTATTTGACGCAGTACCCAATCCTATGATTTGTCTAGTCATTACATTTTCCTAAAATTCGTATTTTTTTCTATTAGTTAGTGTTACCAGTAACTACTCTTATTGGGATGTTTCTCGTATAGGTCTGACCTAACAACACACTCGTTGCTGTAACGGATACGTCTGTATTATCAGATAAATTTTCGTCTAGTGTCGCAGTGTATGACTGACCAAAACTCAAAGTTGCTTGATTGACATTCCACTCAGCTGGGAAGGTTAGTGTTATGTTGTTATCTGACTTACCATACACATTATAGTAGAACACTACATCTCTATTCGTAGAGATATCAACAACAAGTTCTTCATCGGTACCAGTTGAGCCAGGATGATACGTCCTAGGTTTCAGTACCTCCATTGCATACCATGCAATATTATCATCTGGGTCATTTACCTGAACAGGTGTCGAATTTAGAATTACTAATGGAGAAGATGGACTCAAGTCTGCGTCAGCAACCCCACCATCCAAAGTCCAAGATGCATCGAATTCGATGGTAGATGTGCCAGTTGGAACGGTCTGTGTGATACCCGTACTAAGAACGGATAGTTTTATTCTGACAGTTCCACTGAGAGCAATTAGTGGGTCTAAGTGCATACTGTCTACTAAGTAATCAGCGTCGTTGGAATGTTCCTGTATCATCACACTTTGAGAGGCCGTAAGACTATCATGAACCACATGCCATTGGTTTCTAGTTCGTGCATTGTGGACACCACCAGATACAGTTACATCGGCGTTTGGAGCAAACCCATTATACAATTCTGAATTTTCATTACCAGAACTAGTATAGTATCGAGGAGTGACATCCTGCCCGTTAATGGAAAGTAACTCTATTTCAATACCATACGACTCTCCAATCTCAACCGCACGGTCTAACCATCTACCTGAGAATATTGGATCAGTTGGATTCGAAATTCCACCCAGATTACTGTTCATATTCCTATTGTATACCACAACATCAAAAATACCGGAAGCGTGATATCTAACAGATATCCAAACCATTCTAGGCATATAAGCAGTATTATATGGCCAATCAGGCATTCTGTATCTATTACCATCACTGTGTCGTATCATGGTTCTTGGGCCACTAGAAGCAGTGATGTTTTGAACATTAGAAGTTTCTGGGAATAATGTTGCGAAGACAGGTTGAGTAGTTCCACCTGTGTCTGTGTTACCACCTGTGTCTGTGTTACCACCTGTGTCTGTGTTTCCACCTGTGTCTGTGTTACCATTATTACTTTCTGCATCATCAGCATCACTTAGGTATACCGTGTTGGACATAAATAATGCTTCGTTTGCCATGGTGACCGAGGCAGGAGATGCCCAGTCTGCAATGGTCCCGTGGATAGTCTGTAGGTCTTCTACTGACATATCTCTGTATTGGTCCAGTATCTTCATTGAACTAATGATAAATGGTGAGTCTGTCTCAGTCATAGTTAATAATGTCCATTCTGGTGCGACACTTGCACCTGACTGACTGACAAGTGACATTGGGTACTCTGGTGCAGCAAGTGGGTCGATCGGCAATCCAGCACCTATTCCCATCACTGACGAACCTTGAATAACAACATCTGCTGCTAGATAGAATCCAGCAGGGTGTACCATCTTCTTATATAATTCTTCGTAGTCACTGAAGGATAGACCTGTTTTCAAAAGAATCGAGAATATCTGATATCTCTTATCGTCTTGAATATAATGTAACGACTGTGGTCCAATTAATGAACCACCAGGTTTATCATTCAGAATAAAGATGTCTTTCTTAGGATAAGATACCTCAACGTCTTCATTGAAGAATGCCTTGAAGAACTGTTCAGTTGAAATTTGTGTACCCTTAGAACGATAGAAGTCTGCAATTAGACGTGCCATCAACCTAGGGTTGGCATAGAAGGAATCTGAACTCAATCCGTCAGTGATGTCCCCAAACAATAAATCAAGAAATTCGTTGGGTGCATCTGGTGTGGATGTAAGTGAAGAGATATCACGTGCGTGGAACAGGTCACGTATCAACCTAGAAAAAGACCCGGCCGTATCACCGTCCATATAATCATAATAAGTCTCTAGGAACTTAATGAATAACGGGTACTCTTCATCAAAAAAGTCAGGTAGTGCTTCGTCAACCTTAGAGTTGTGAAACGATACGTGACTTCTCTTAGGATCTATCTCTATATTATACATTTTACAATATTACTCTAGTAGTCTGCTCATCAATTACTGCGTTGGCAATCAACGAATCTTCATCTAATGCAATGATGTAGTTTCTCAATGGACGTACCGTGCTTGGGTTAGCAGGGGTTACAGATACCTTTAGTGTTAGAGGTGCAGCGGTATCTACAGCAAGTGCGTGTAGGAAGACCTCTCCAGTAGCAGGCTCGTAACGACCGATGTTTCTTTCTCGGACAATATTGTCTAGGTCAAATATCTGTAGTCGGGTCGACCCTATCTCATTCTTAATGTACACGTTCTGACCGTTGTACTTGAATATGGATGTCTTCACTGTGTGTTCATCATTGTCCGGAATGGCTAATGCATACGGGAAGTTGATAGTGTAATCTTGTTCCGAACCATTATCTACCTCGATTCTTTGTTGACCCTTAACGTCCACCCTAGAGTTTAGAATAGATGGACTTAGTTCGTCGATTTCTTTTAGTAGATTAGAACGACGGAAGACGGCATCGAAAGTCTCCAGTCTTGAATTGAAATGTGCGGTGATGACATTCTTCACTGCTACTTGCATTGCTTCGGGACTAGTTGTTTTTGTAGGATCGATATTGAATCTACATACGATTTCGATATAAGTCATTTCTGGGTCAACGAACTTAGTATCAATTGACATGATTGCTAGGTTAGATGTTAGGTTGTCACTGATCAAATTCTTGGTGTCTTGTTTACTCAACTCATCAACATCGTCTTCGAAGTTAAGACTAACAAACACCTTACCGAACTCTGGTGGAATATTGTCCTGACCACCCCAAGCAATCACATCACTTATGTGAGATGCGAACTTACTTCTAATTAGGTTCTCGTAGTCGTCCTCAGTGACCAGTCTTTGTTGTGCAGTGAATGCTCTAGGTGCGTTTCTTTTTATAGAAGAAAGAGACTCTTTCTCTGAACCACCCGATGAAGCAGATACTGTTTGAGTGGTAACCGTTCTACCATTCAACGACTCGGCACTGAAAGAACTTACACCATTTGCATCTGGTCCACGAGTCTGTAAATACTCTACCTGAATCTTGCTACCAACAGTAGGTGCTTGACCCAGTACATTACCATCACTGAAAAAGATTTCGAAGTAACCATTCGAGACTTCTTTGACTATATAAACCTTAGAGTCTTCGTCGATAGTTACGGAGTTTTCTATGTTGATGTATGTGTCGTATACGGATGTGTTGAAGTTGCTGAACACTTTGACTGACATGGTCGATGTGTCCATGTTTTTATCCGAAATAACGTATGCGTTGTCTTCACCAGAGAAAAGAAAAGTGTTTGTTTTAGAAACACCTTCGTGAACCCGAACATTCTCGAATACGAATTGGTCACCTGTTTTGAATGCGATCGTTTGTTCTTGGGTGACAAAGGTGAATGACACCTCATCAACGTCTCCTGTGAACCTGTGACCAAGTGGTAATGTAAGTACATCTTCACTTGGCAACGCATCAACCGTCGCAGTAACCAACCCAGTCGAACCTGTGCGAGACTTCGTAGTGTACCCCAATGCCTCGGCATGGGCAAGTGCAGAAGAACGTATTTGAGACGATGACAGGAACGACTCGTTGATTGCCATGTTAGCAGTCAATGCATTGATATGTGTATTGTATGCGAGTACGTCTAGTATACTAGAAAGTCCACTACCATCAAAATCGTAATCACTGAAATCTTCACTCTGTCTAAAGTGTTCAATGAGACTTTGCTTGATATTTGCAAAATCTAGGTCAGAATTTTTTATTGTCATTTATCGTATCCTCGCAATATTCACGTTCACAGTATCGACCACTGATGTACTTATTACTTCGAAAGTCACCGATATGCTTACACTATTGTAATCTGGTTGTATATTGACCCTAACCTTTTTAACCTTTGCCCTAGGTTCATGGTCTCGTAGAGTCTCTTTCACGGCAATCCGTATGTCTTCTGCCTCTAGGTCTGTAGATAGACTGAACAGAAGGTCACCTAGGTTAGCACCAAGGAGAGGACGGAACGGAACAGAACCGTGGTTGGTCATCAATAAGTTCTTTACTGATTGACGAACGGCCGCAACCTCCGTCTTTTTATAGACATCCCCCGAAGGTTTCTTTTCAAAAGAACAATCAACGTCACTGTTAACATAGGGTACGCTAACCGTGATAGGTCTATTGGATAGATTGCCATCTTGAATAGAAAATTTGGTATTAGTCATAATGGTTAAACTCTTTTTGTACTATTTATACCGAAACCGCAACATCGATTTCAGGTAATTCAGGTAAAGTTAAATCAAATGATGTTGGGATTCCTATCAGACCGAGTACATCACAGAAAGTCAACGTTAGGAAGTCGAGTAGTGCACCCAGTCCTATAGCATCTAGGAATGATTTAATCTTCTTTATCCACATGTTGATGAGTTCTTTCTGCCATTGTGCGAACCAGTCACAAGCAGCAC